CCTACGCCTACTGTTGGATCGGCTGGAACGCTGACTAATGAACCTTCTAATGGTTCCCAATCAGTCACACGGTAAGTACTTAAATCTTCCTCTTGTTTTTCAAGAATCAGATCATGGATGATGTAACCCACACTCGTATTGCGCCGGATGCCATCAAGTACGTCCTGAAAAATTTCCTCAGCCCTTGCGCTTTTTCCAAAGCGAGCAAGTATTCTGAGTTTTTTATCAGACGTTATCTCATAGCGTTCCACCACTCCGACTTGATCGGACGTGTCATGGCCTACTAACAAAGGAGCGCCCATCAATAACCGTTCATCACGGATTGATCGACTTCCAATATCTAAAATTTCTTTTCCCCACCATCGCTCATAAGGAGCTTCACTTGCTATTGACAGCCAAGCTGTGCGGTTTTCTTCATCAACTGCGTCTCTCTCAACAGTAAAAAGGCGCTCAACCTGAGTGCCTTGGATACTTTTTATCTGTTGTTCAGTAGATAAACTACGAAACTCAGAGAGGTCAGTCTTGTTCGTCGGATTCTTCATCTGGCTTTTCCTGTTTTGGTGATTCTTCAGTGATTAAAGTAAGCCCTTTATCCGAAGCGAGCTGTTCTTCTTGGGCTAGATCGTCAAATATATCCTCAATGTCATCGCCTTGCTCGGCAGCGACTTTAGTTCTACTTTTGATTCTGGCGTTAATCTGAGCAATGTTTGATTCCGTTTCTTTCTTCGGATCAACCCACTGCCAGCGTCTTGGCTGCCATAGTATTTCTTTGTACTTATCAATCCTGCTCATATCGAATGGTAAGATTCTTTTGAGAATCTGCATTTTTAACCAGTCGTCATAAACGCCATCATGGAAATGCTCTGTTAAATTGGTCTGTAAGACCTTCCATGAATCACGCTCGCTTAATTCACCGACACGGGCGCTTGAGTAATTAACGCCTTCAAGGTTATTAGCTAGATTATGATAAGCAACGCCCATTCCAGCTGACACGCCGCGCAGGCAATTCTTAACAAAAGGTTCTATTGCGGCATCTGGATACTTGGGATTCCAGCCACCAATATCATAGCCAGGTGGTAACACGGGGAAAGTGCCAGGCTCTGCCTCAATAACCGGATTATCGTCCTCATCCCTATCATCGCCTTCGTATTGAGCGCCGCCATCAGGAGAAGTAATAATACCCATCTGTGAAGCACCGACTCTTGCAGCGATAACTGCCGCTTCCTCGAATGCGCCCAGATGGACTAAATTTAATAAGGCCGCGTACACCCAGGGAATACCGCGCACCTGTTCAGCAAAATCAGAAATATAAATATGGATGATTTCATCTGCTGGGATTACGTCATATTCGCGGGTATACCCCTGCTCCCATGTAGCCGGTTTTCTTTTCAACAGATGGTAAGCCACAGGACGGCTCATAGCATCCATTTGAATGCCCATATTAATAGCTGACCCATCAGGGAATGATTCGTTCTTTTGTTCGTCTAATCGGTCAATATCGATAAGTTGTAACTGATAGCCATGCTTGCCTTCACCGTAATACTTTCTTAGCAAGACCTCGCCATCAACGGCAAGAGTCCTTACTACTAAACGCTGCAACGCGCCCCATGACATACGGCTGGTGATCTCACACTGGCCTTTTCTGCTCCATGAGCGCCAAGCATCTTCAATGCGTTTATTTGTGGCTGTGTCTAATTTTCCGCTGTTAAACTTTATCTTTGCCTGTAGTTTAAAAGGGGTATGGCCGCAAACATTATCGACAACCATCTGGAAGAATCGTTTTGCATACGGATTGTTCTGTGATGCCTGTCTTGATCTTGCTCTAAGGGTTCTTAGCTCATAGCGTAATGAGCGATTAATAAATTCAGTCTCATTAGCAAGGCTTGCCGTCAGTCTTGAGGACTCTGCTGCGGCAAAAGAACTGCGTTTTTTTCTTGGGCGACCCTCTAACGCGCTCATAATGCCCATTATTTTCTGGCTCCCTTAGTAATTCCTAGATAAAATAACGGCAATCCTATGACTAAAAAACACGCTGGAGGGTAAATTAGAAAAGCACCGTAGGCAGAAAAACCAATCCCTGAGAATACAAACACGTCTCGCAGGTCAATATATTTCTTCATAGACGCACCAAGACCTTTTGGTTGCCTTTACCATTTGCCGCCCTTAATTCTGCCGCCACTTCTGCTCGATATACACCTCTAAACTTCAAAAGATCATCAATCTCCATACGATCAAGAGACCGGCCTGCAATGGTGTATGACATTTGATCCTTGGTTGCTCGGCTTTCAATAACTGCTTCGATTGCTTCGAGTGTTATTTTTGCGTGAGTTCTTGGATCGGTTGTTGCCGAATCACGATTAGCGATAACTTTAAAAGTACCGTCTTCAATAGTGACTCTTTCGCTGTCTGAATCACGGGTGATATACGCCTGCCAGTGATAAGTCCCAGCGGTATAGACCGCCGTTACCGCAGCAGCAACCTCGATTAGATAATCATTACCGCTGGCGCTGGCTGTTATTTCTATTTCTGTGGCTCCCGTACCCTCTAATCTTGCTGAATACTTGAGGGTATAAAGAGAATTATCATAGTCTGTGTTTAAATCTGTACGCTTCCATGCCAATCTGTCACCAGCTATTAGTTCTTCCGGCTCCTTTTCTGGATAGTTTGAACTTGTAAAAGCATTACTCATATCACCACCTGTTTACGAAACCGCCGCGCTGCTTCCTCACTCTTTTTCTGAGCTTTGCAGATGGTTCTGGTTGTTCGGGCTGCGGTTCTTCTTTCGGCAGCATTCTTTTTTCTATCATATTTAAATTTGGATTAAGCAATTCAAGCGCCGCCATTGCATAAACACGGCAATCTAAAGCCTCATTTCTTCGACCGCCTGATTTTAATACCCAGAGTCTTGAAGCCTTACCTCGTACAAACTTGGGGATGCATTTCTCAGCAGTGAGCATATCGAAATAGTGCTGATCGTAATGAGCAGGAAAATGTGAATAACCTGCGCCATGTTCCTGAACCTTGAGTCTTGAGTAAATCAATTCCTTGGCGGTATCGACACCGACTGGAATAAATGTTGCTTTGTACTTCTTTGACTTACTCAGACCACCGGCTAAAGGCTTGCCTTCACCGTCCATGCCTTTAATAGCAAAGATACGTCTACGGATACGAGCCGCACAGAACTTGTACACTAAGGGGGTTCTGTGGCCGCCTGAATCAATACAGGCCGCCGCCACTTTCATGGTTACGCCCGTCTCATGGGTGAACTTGGTTAGCAGGTAATCGTCTAACCGATGCCAGACTGAATCCTTTACACTTGGGTCTTGAGAGGTATCACCAATAATAACGTTGTATTCAATAGACCATGACTCGGAACCGTGACCCCAGCCGACAATTTCACATTCTATTCTGTCATCTTGTATGTCAATTCCGGCTGTTAAGAGCAGAACGTTTTCAGGTATTTCGGGGCCGTAGTTTTCTCGGCGCTCTAAAAGTCCCTCACCCTCGACAGATTCGTTCTCATCTTCCCAGAGTTCACCAAGACGGGTATTAACAAAAGATTTTAATTTTGTATTGTCGCCCACCTTCTTGGCTGCGTTGGCCTTTAAGAACTCAGCGACCAGTTCAGACCATGCAGTAAAATAACTATAAGCTGCCCAGATAATGAAACCGGCATGGAATGGTGGGTCTAGTAGCTCACCGTCTTTTGTAAAGTTGTCATCGCCATCAAGAACGATTCCATCCTCGGTGCGCCATTCTCCTTGAGCATCCATTTCTGGAAACTGAGAATAATCCAGCAATGAACCGCAATGCTCGCAAGCGTACTTGGTTGTTTTTGGGTCACTGTTTGCCCAGTTAAAATTAGACCATTTCAGATATTGAAATTCATCACATTCAGGACAGGGGAGGTAACGTCTAAACACCATGTCTGCATCGTTCAAACTAGATTCAATTTGGGATGCTCCTTTGATTCCAGGGGTGCTACCTCTGACACTTTTCGGGAATGATGAATTAGTAATACGAACATCACCCAAAGACGTTGGAGAGCCTTCCCCCTCAATGTCGCTGTCGAACCCGTCTAGCTCATCGTAATAGGCTACGTCTTTTGTGGTTCGTCTGAAATTCCTTGCTGACTTGCCGCCTTTAATATCTAGAACTGAACCCAGAAAAGCTTTGCGATGTTTTGTGTTGTCCTTGCCTTTCTTGTCCGCATCGCCCCTGAGTATTTTTCGGAGGACAGGAACGTCACGGATCATCGGGTCTATTTCATCTGATACAAAATCTCTTGCATCAGTATCGGTAGGCTGCCAGATAATCTGATTGCGGTTTTTATGTTCAGCAAAGTAACCAACCGAGGCCGCGACAATCTTGGTAAATCCAATACGAGCAGATTTGAACAAAGTAACAATACGAATATCATCATTGCTGATAGCATTCATAACGCCCTTCTGGCTTGGAAATGTCTCCCACCGTCCCTCGATGGCGCTGGACTCAGAAGATAGATAAAAGTTGTTATCAGCCCACTCGCTCAAGGTCTGGGGAGCTGGTTTTTTGCATAACGACAGGCCGCTTTTGATTGCCTCGTTTTGTCTGGCTAAAAACTCAGGGTGAACCAAGACCTCATTTAAGCTGGATTTCTGAGATTTCATTTTGTAATTTCACAATGACCCGCCTAATGTATTCAATATCTTTCGCGTTTAATTTAGGAGTTCTTTTCTTGAGTCTTAAAGGTAGAGAATCCAGGACTGAGTTTATAAGTTTCGCCACATTAACAAGGGCGACCTCAAGCATTGATATATCACCCGTTAAACCTTTGTCTTTATCAAGGTCGAACTCTATCTTGTCAGACTTTAAATTATTCAATCTGACCTGTGCCTGCATCGGCGTGTCTTTCTGACCTAAATCATAGATGAGGGGTAACACGTTTTTTGATTCGTATAAAAGGGCTTTGCCTTTTGGTACAGGCTCAATATCTCTGAGACGATCCTTAATTGTTGTCCTGTCTCGACCTGTTAACTCTGCAAGTCTGGTTACTGATTCAAGGCTCATCGTGGCAGGCTATGGAATAATGGAAATCGTTAAAATCTCGCGCGCATCTGACC